GTTATCTGTATCTCTCTCCACAGGAATATCAAACCGACCTTCGGGTGCCGTCTTAAACCTGCCACCGGTGTCGTGGACCATCACGGGAACATTCTTAAGGGTGTGTTGTTTACCATCGGGTCTTTGATAAGTCATACTATCAACAACATACCTACGACCATAGAACTCCGGGTTACCAGCAACAGTGACCACAGTATTCTCTGGGTCTTTTCTGAAATCTTCTAATGTTCTTACAATGCTTTTACCGTCAGCACCAGGAACGGAAGATTTATAACCACCTTCCATCTTCTTTAGTTTACCTCCTTTTTGAGGTGCGTAGATGCTAATTTTGTTACGAACTACTGGAGGCTCTGTGTTGGTTAGTGAGGGCAACACGGATCTACCCGCTCCTATAACCGCGTTGACTCCTGCGTCATCGGTGACTTCAGCGTTTGTATCGGTGGACACTTCGAACTGACGGATCTCAAAAGAATCAGCGTCGGTTGCGATGGATCCTCTCACGCTGTCATCTAAAAACTTCTGCCGTTTCTGCTCTAATAGCGCGTGTGATTTAGTGGCAACGCCGGTTAGTTGTCTTAGGAGTTTGTTATAGAAGACTTGTTGATTGGGATTATCTTTAACATCATCTGGTATCTTTTTACTGTATTCAACTCTAAGATTCTCAATTACGTCCTCGGATTCTAAAGGGTTACCTGCTTCGTCTTGGAACAGCTTCTCCACTTGGTCGGGATCCATTTCCTTGTAAACTTGTTCTTGGGCTGCTAAACCGGGAAATATAGCTGTCTCATATCGAGCATTAAACAGCGCTTCGTTGATGCCTTCGGATTTGAATCTATTAAAGATGGTTTCTCTTGCCCCTTGGTCCCCATTAAGCGCCCTTTGCTCTAGCTCTTTAGGGTCTAGTGCTTCAATTTCCCTTGTTCCGGCTGCTCTTTGTATGTTTGCAAACTGACCTGCGATTTGTGGAAATTGGTTTAAAGCTTTCGACAACTGTGTGAACGCGTTCTCTTTAGGTGTCGTTTTAACTTGGACCCCGTATTGACCCCCTTGTTGGACAGTGGGTCGTAAGGATATCTGCCCGATATTAGCATCAACTACTTCCCTTTTCTGTTGGGATAAAGCCTCTTTAAGTTCTTCGTTTGTCATTAGTAGTCTTTCTTAGGGTTTAGACGGGAACACTTGCGCGGTTGCCATTGCGGTTCGCATTCCAGTAATACCAGATTCCAACAGGCTAGCTTGTTTGATTGGTTGATTGATTCGAAGTTGATTCATGCGTGAGCGTATTGCGCCTTCTTCCATAGAGAACTGTGTTTGTTGTTGTTGTAGCTGTCGCTGTCGTTCCTCAGACGCACTGTATGTGGCTTCTTTAGCTGTGAGTTGATCAGTAATGCGTTCCAGCGACATACCCGCAACACCCGCTTCTGTTAACGCTACAAGCCGCGCTCGTGACTTAGCTTCCATTGTTTGGAGTTGCGCTCCTTCCTTTCGTTGTGACCTCGCTATGTTCTCTTGAGATTCTCTAACACGCATTGAGGTATTAGCTCGTTGCGCTCTAACTTGTTCAGCAGCAGAGGCTTGGGCTTGAGCTTTTTCTTGGGCGCTTGCCGCAGCTTGCTGCCCAGCAAAGGATGATACAGCACTCGCTATACCCATCGAGATAGGTTCACACATATTATGTTATTTTCTAAGAGGGATTGATTTGAAAGGAAAGAAAGTCGGAAGCGACATCTTCGGAGAACTCAGCACCGCACCATTTAAGCCATCGGATGGTAGTGGTGTTATGGACGTGAACGTGGTTGACACAGGGTAATTTGTATTGGTTAACAATAAAGTGGAGCCAGACCTTACTTGCTTTGGCAAACTCGAAACCAGCAACCTGGATCATCCTATCGGTGGATAACAACCAGATGTAGTTGGTGTCATCCTTGATAAGCTCGCCGACCCCAAAGCAAGCTAAGGGAGCGTGGTCATCTTTGGCACATATAGTCCATGTGTGGAAGTCTTGCTTCAAGCCTAGTAGGAGCGCTTGTGAGGGCGAGGAACCACTGGTCAATAAGCATTCAAGCTTATCAATGTGTCGCATGTTGGCGCCTACCTCTTCACAATCAGATGTTTGTGCTGATCGAAGGTAGACATGGTTATATTCGTGTTGAACGGGTGTGGACGTTGACTTCGAATTCACAGGCTTGGAAGTTAGATGCAAATGCACTTGAGTTGACAATCTTAATAATCGAATCCTTGGCCTGTGTAAAGATCGAGAAGCGAAGTTTACCATCTTGTGCAAGAAGGGTGTCAGTTGCTGTGACGTTAATGACGTTAGGACTATAGTTAAATATACGCTTGTCTCTTGCTAGAGGTGTTACCTCAACTTGGAAGTGCGCAGCATCCGTAAAGAAGAGGGTGCCATTGCGAAGGATCATACGAGAGAGACCAGAGGATACCGGTGGATTCCCTTGTTTGAAGACAGGCTCACTGAAGGTGTATTCTAGTTTGTATTGGATGCCTGTGAAGCACGTCCGGTTGTAGGACTTGATACTTACTTCACTTCCGTTGACGTAGTTAATCGCGACACGGTTTCCTCGGAGGTCATAGACTTCAACAACATCATCAGGACTAGGTGTGAAACCAAGATCAATGACGGTGTCAGTAGGGTTAATGGGAAGAGCGGATGGGTCACCTCCTAATGGGTGCTTCTTCAGCATGTCGAGGTGAACTGTAAAGCCGCCCACGGTGTCATCCTCAATCCGAAGCTCCTCACACTTAAGCTCAGTTAACAGAGTGTCACCATCCTTGTCACCAATAACAAACAAGGAGCTATTGATAAACTCTAGGCTGATAACATTGAACGACATCTTGAACTTACTCCATGAGCTAACAACCTTTTCCCGTCCATTAAAGAAATACTTGTAGACGTAGATGGTGTCGCCTCCTGAGCTAAGAGCAATGAGATCTGTTGAGGAGGAACCAGATGTTACCAGGATGTTACCGTTGTTGATGTATCCGGGAACCTGTGTGGTGATGTCAGCCGAGTCATAAACATCCGTGGTGGCATTGAGAGAATACTCTTGCATCCCAAGGAAGTTACCGCGCTTGAAAGGGAAATAGACATAAGAACCAATAGTAAGGGGATCTTCAGATGTGTTAACATCATAGTTGGTTACCGCCTCCAGAGTGATGGTTTCATTCGTGAGTGGATCCCCCTTAAGCACAAACTGTCCTCGGTCAGCAAACAACAATAGGTTCTCTTGGAACGCTACGCTGCTTCGAAGGTTGGTTACGTTAGCGGTTGCTGAAGTAACATCAATCGGTGCGGTATCCAACAGAGTCCTTACGGTCGTCCTAAAGAAGTTAAAGAGTTCCCCGGCTTCCGAAAGCACCACAGAGTCCTCGTAGATGAATCCTAGGCGGTTCTTAAAGAAGACAAAGTTGTTAAGCTTCTTGCCGACAAAGGAGGGGAACGGGTTGGTTTCGTCGTCACCCGATTTACGGTTGGCCCATCCGGTTGTGTTAATTGTAAAGGTGTTCAGTCCTGTGTTAACAAGTTGTAGGGGAAGTGTGTCGGGGTTGAGAGCAACATCTATGTCTGGGCCTACGTCTTCTACCCAGCCTCCTTCACCAAAGGATTGACCATCGTTCGTCTCAAAGCGGAGATAGTAGTCGTCCTCATTAACATCAGCAGAGCCTCGGACAGCCACACGGAAGCCATCAGGACCACGCACAGGTAGATCGGAAAGAGAATCAACTTCCTTGTGGATGAGCCCTAAGCCGGAACCAGCAAGACCATCAAATGCTTCAAGGAAGAAGTCTTTTCCGTCATTGCGGTTGATAAGGATTGAGCCGTCTTTGTCCTTTGAAGTGTAAGCGGCTGCTATGTTAGCGTCAACTTGTGAACCAGAAGGACCAACGGCTTCGACATAGGTGGCTAGACTCGTTGTTGTATTTGTAAGCGCCAAAGTAAGTCCAGTAGCGATTCGGGTCGTGTCCGCCGCTTCATGTGAACTAGTTTGTGCTTTTTTGGATGTAACGTGTACTTCATCAAATGCTGGAGACGCTGGGACTGTGGTGTCAAAGGTTTGTGGTCCTGTGTATGTTAAAGTGCGCCCGTGGTGGATAAGCTGTATAGCTGTTACCGCTTCAGTTGCGTCTACGGTTATGTTAAACTCAGGACGAACGTCCCAATCAACACCTGTAGGAAACTCTAAGGTCGGCTCGTCATCCGGATCGTAATCGGCACCACCATTGTTTATTGATAGTGATTCAATCTCGTAGTAATAGGAGTTAGCTTGGAAACCAACCAGATACTCTTTCCAGACTACATTGAAAACCGCACCACCACCGGTAACGGTTCCTTTGTTACGGAACTTAAGACCATACTTCTTACCGAAGTCGCCTTGTTTAACAAACACTAAGGCACGGGACGAATCAAGTGACTCGGACTTCTCGGTTGACTTACCAACAGTAACATCAGTGTTCAGAAGGAACGTGCTGTCCCCGATGGTAAGGGCTTTAATCTGTTCGTGAGCCTTGTTAGCTGTCGCTATTTTAAGGTAGTCACTGCTGACGGTGTGTCCTCCATAGGCACCTTCAATAGACGCCTCATCGCCTGTCGCTAGGTTGAACGCACGTATAACACCTGTGCCGTTACCCGTGGTCCTATGCTCCATAGTAACAACATACCTTTCAGTCTCGCTCCTGTTGATGAAGTGAACGAAGTCACCCTCTAGCGCAACAGCACCTATGTTATCTATAAGCCGAGCCGGGGGACGCTTAGTGAGTCCTTTGGTGATGGTTGACAGACCGTTTAGCTGCTCCTCACATTGACCAGCTAACCGCACTTGAGGTGACTGTTGGCTGACCCCTTGGATGAGGTTGGGGACGGTAGTTGTTATGTTAGCCATTGGTAATGTTAAGCAAGGTCAATGCGGCGGTTAATGCCGATACGTGTGGCAGTGTCGTAGTTGTCGAAAATTGTTCGGTCTGAGTTGTTGCCTTCAGCCTCTTCCATAGCTGCTTTAGCGCGTATCTCATCCCGATAAATAAGTGCCTCAATCTCACGGGAACCAACAAGTCGGTTGGCAAACATCCGTGAGGCTTTTAAGGCGATGAACCGTCGAGCTTGTTCGGGTAGCTCTTCGTATTCAAGAAGGAAAGTAATGTTAACCTTAAGCTCGTCTACAGTGAATAGGTCAGTGTAGTTCTTGCGGTCAAACAATGTGGTGCCTCGTTGGACTACATCATAGGTGTTATCAACTGTGTCCACTTGAAGGACGTTGTCAGGTAACACAAACTTGTTAGAAGCGTTGACTTCTAAGGTGTAGTCTCGGGCTGTATTAAAATGCCATCCATCCTGTTGAACCTCGCGTGACACTTCGTCAATAACACCTTTCGCTAGTGCAGCCGAAGGAGGAAGAGCAGTAGTGTTAGCAATAGAGTTAACGGGTGCTTCAGTAACGTAACCGAGCATCGTGTTAACAGCATCAAGTTTGGTAGTAAGGGTAGCCATAGTAATAAGAAAAAGAAAAGGCCGCACCCCCATCTAAAGTGACAGGAGTGCGACCATGGGGTTATTGGGGTGTATTAGGCGATCTCTTTGATTTCAAAGGCAGCCTCGGGTCGAAGGATACCGTGGCCCATAGCATACTTAGCTACGAACAGGCTTCCTTGTAGTTCAACCTTGTAGTCACTTTCAGTGGCAAGGTCAAGGAGCTTGACGGTTCCAATAGCCGATGGGTGTCCACCGATAATCTCAGTTGCAAGGAGGTTACCGTTATATCCCGGACCTCCAGCAGTAGAACCGCCAAACACTTCGTTACTAGAAGTGCCGTCGCCGGTAGCTACCCCCGAAAGATCCGCCGCGACATCACTGAGGTGGTTTGACTTGTAGAGGTTAATACCAGCAACCATTGGGATGCGACCAGCAGCAACGTCACCACGTCCACCAAAGTCACGATTAACAACCTCTTCACCAGAGGCAATCAAGGTGTAGTAATCTTTTGGTTTAAGGATGGCGAAACGTGAGCCGTCATCAGGGATGTCGTTCTCATCAAGTCTCTGAGCAGCAGTAAAGAGTGCAGCTTGAATCTCAGCGCCACTAAGTGCAGCCACGCCTCCACTGTTACTGTCAATCTGGATACCGGCTTTACCCACGCTTCCCGAACCAGTAATAGTTGCAGCAGAGCGCGAAGCAGCCACAAGAACCTTCATGGTTGCAAGATCGAACCGCTTGGCAAGAGCCTTACCGAGTTCCTTTGCGTAGATCGACCGCACATCGTAGTGGTTCTTAAGCTCATCAATGTTCGAAATGAATGTTGAGGCAAGAAGAACATCATCAATGTTGATGACTTTCTCAGCGTGTTTGATCTGACTCAGATAAGAGTTAGCACCGTCCGCAATGTTCTCACCTGGGGTGTGATACTTTGCATCAGCAATGCCAGTCACAGGGAACTGAGCAGACTTTCCGTTGGAGATAGTTCGCATCGTGTGAAGTCCTTTCATCACGTTGAACTCTTCGAAGGTGGTCAGGATTTCTCCTGAGAACACCTTGAGGAACAAAGCATCAACTGCTGTTCCCGAATTATTAACAAGTCCCAAGCGGGACGGAGTAGTATTTCCGTTGGCCATATTTTATGGTTTTCTATTTGTTGTAGTTAAGGTTGTCCTCATTCTAATATGTCCGTAACCGGGTTCGGAGTTATTGATTGTCCACCTCAGTGGGTCTCATCGTCGGCCTCGGGGGAGTCTATCGTTATGATGACTTTTGGTTTAAACACCACCAAGCTACTAATGCAGCCTGTAATAATGGTGAAAGTTGTTGTGTTATCCGCACAGTAACCCCGTTAGGGGGTCCGTGAAGTAACATAAAAAAGAGGGCGGGGGTCAAGGCGCCGTGTATCCGCTTGCGAAGGGGCATTCCTTAGCGCTTATCGGACATTGTTCTCTAAGTCGTTTATGTAATGTAACATCTCCCCCACCGTCTGTTTCTGGGTTGGGGTGAAGTTTTGTTGGTCCAGTCTCTCTAAAAAGTAAGGGAGCCTTGTCGGACGAAGAGTCTGAGTGCATCCACTCGTCAATAGCACCACGCATATTGTTATGACGTTCCATATATAGGCGTTCTTCATAAGCATCCATGACACCACGAAATGCCTCCGCTAGTTTAGGAAAGGAAATTAAGAACTTAACTAGCAGAGACACAGACATGTGGCGTGTGTGTGTTAGTGTTTATTTATCTTTGGCACGCCCAATGTTAAGAGCAAGAAAGTCAACAACCTTCAAGAGCTTCGCGACAAAACCATCGTCTACAGGTGTAGGTGTAAGGGCAGCGATAGCGGAACAGGCGGCAACGACCATAGAGAGCGCACCGATAAGTTCTTGAGTGTTGTTGATGATGTAGTTAATAATAGAGGACATAATTAGAATGCGGTTGTGACTGAGATACGTTGGGCGACCTGTTCGCGATACTTGCTGTCATAGCCGTATCGTTGATCTTGCATCGCAATAGTCATCTCCTTAGAGGAACTAAACGGCATAGACCCTCCTGTTCCAGATGTGTCTCCTTGGACAAGAGAAACAGGATTCCCTCCATCAGATTGAAAGCGAGCATAGAGACCACGAATTGCCATAGTAGCAGCGTTAGGTTCGCCTCCCTCGATTGTACGGTTATAAACATCCTGCTCTTGGTCGGTCAAAGATGTTGCTGCCCACTCGGACATTGCTTCATAGTTTTCCCGACCTCCAGCCTCATTCATCAAGCTCTCTTGTTGTTGAGAGTTAACGGCTTCGTATCCATTAACATACATATCAACCATCTCCTTGGGGAT